ATTTAAAATTTCAAAAAGAATGTGATAGAATAAAGGAAGAAATGTGGTTGTCGTAATTGAAAAGTGCGTCCCGCACTTTTCATTTATCGCAACCAGTTATGTTCGCTAATAGGCAAGTGCGCACTTGCCTATTACGACGCGCACAAATGTTCTAATTTAAAAAAATTGATTTATAATTTATTTATTATAATTAACTATAATAAATATAAAATGGCTCATGATAATAATACTATTTTTGACTTTAAAAAAATAAAAATAATTTCTCCACGAAAATATGTGGAAATTATTACTGATAATGGTATGGGTTCTCTTAAAGATGAAATTGATATTGAAAACAAAGAAGATGCGTATAACAAAATTCGTGATTTTATAATGGAAAAAGAATACACTAATGAAATTATTTTTGAAGTAGGTATATGTAAAAATTTAAAATGTATTGAAGAGTGTAATCAAAATAATTATTGTGCTCCAAAAACTTGTGGACATAGAATTGCGGAATTTGCATATTGTGATGAATTTACATATATTAAAGGTTCACTTGGAACAATATATAAAATAAAAATTTTTGCATAAAAATTGATTATAATATATTATTGTTTAACAGAATATTTTGGAGTATTATAATAACTTATTTATTTCATTTATTTTAATATCTAATTCTCTAATATTTTCTTTAAACATAGTTATATCATTACTCCCTCCTCCATTTTGATTATTATTTTTCATTTTCTTAATACTCTTAGTGCATACGATAAATGCCTTCTCTATAGTTTTTTTGTCACATATATAAAAATCTTTTTTATTTTTATATCTATAATCATACAACATAGATCTTATGCAACTTTCTAATTGTAATGGTTTATCTGTCATTATCTTTTTAATTACAGGTTTATTATGCAACATATGTGTATCATATATATTTTTTCTTTTATTCATATTATCAGTTGTTCCCAATCTAAATACTTCTTGATTTTCATAATCATCACTATAATCAACAATATATACTAATGCACCATTTGGAAATTTTTCTTTTTTCATATCATTTATCATTAATTTATTTTGTTTTTCTAAATAATTAATTTTTTCTAATAAATCATTTTTATTTTTTTCATATGTTTTTTTCATTTTATAATATCCATATTTACGGATAGATGGTAAAACATCATTTGTAACCCAATCTGAAAATTTTTTAGTAGTTTTTAATTTAGATATTCTTCTGCTGATAAACTATTACCTACACTGATAATACAATTTGGATATATACTTCTTTGCGGAATTTTAATAACATTTCGTTTATTATCAAATGCATATGGTTCAATTGAATATATAATCTTATATTTGTCGCAAAAATTTTCAAATGTAATTTCTTTATTGTCTTGTATTGGTTCCATTATTATTTTATATATTATTGTTATTATATAAATTAAAAATCAATTTTTTAAAAATGTAGTGTGCACTTGCCTTTTAGCGAACAAAACTGGTACGCACTTTTCAATTACGACAACCACATTTATAACAATCAACAAATGGTAATTTATGTTTATTATAATAATAATTATCATTATGTTCGCAACATTTAGTAAATTTCGTTTTGATACAATTCATACAACTTTTTAATTTACAACCGCACATACAATATTTAAATAATTTAAGCTCACTGCATTTACTGCATATTTTATATTTAAGACAAAAATCACAAGAACTACCAATCGATTTGTTTATTTCACAATTGTAGCAAATATTATTTTTACTTTTATATTCATCAGTTAATTTATCACCTTTATCCAAATATGTTTTGAAATTATTAATATTATTCCCTATTTTATATTGCTCTGCAATTGATAAGCGGAATCGGGAATTAATTGTTTTATTTGTATTTTTATAAAATATTCCAATTGCTAATGGTGAACTACCGTGGTCCCATATATTCAATTGAATTTCTAATTCATCAATAGAATCAAATTTACCAACAATACATTCATAATATTGATTATAATGTTTAACTGTTTTATTTTCATTCATATCAATATCACAAATATATAATAAAGTGTAATTGTGCGACCCGCCATTCAGAAACGGTCTTACCGTTTCTGAATGTTCGGGCGCTCTTTTGGTCCGCAATGATTCGAAAACGGTTTTCGAATCACCCGTGACACAATTATTTTTTTTACCTTGAACATAGTTTTTAATACTATAACCTTCTTGTTCAATAAAATCAAGGCAATCTTTTAATGTATGTTTTGCTAAATCCATTAATAGTTGTTATTAATATTATTATATTTAATAATCAATTTTTAATTTGTGCGTCTCCGATACGTGTAAATGCTATTTCCGGTTCCGCTTATTATCTGACATAGGGTTGCAACTAGTTGCATAAAACTTGATATTTCTTGATAGTTTTTAAGGTTATTTTAAGGATTTTTGTTATTTTTCTTGTATTTTCTCAGTCCATTTATTTTCGCTACATATACGTTCATAATTGACATTTTATCCTTAACTATTTCTTCTTCCGGTTCCAATTTATCTGGCTCACTTAAAATTACTATCTTTCCTTTTGAATATTTATTTATTATTTCTTCAATCAATTCAAAACCAAATCTTGTTAATCTATCTCTATGGGCTACTACTAATTCATTTATTTTACCTTCTATCGCTAAGTGAATTATTTTTCTTATGCCTCTTTTATTTAAATTTAATCCAGAACCTATATCCTCGATTATTATATGGTTTGGAAATTTATGAACCATTAATTGTTTTTGCCTTTCCAAATCGTCTTTTTGGTTTTGTGAAGATACTCTTACATATGCAATATTTAATCTTGTTTCTTTATCCAAATCATCTAAATTATTACAAATATTTTCTTTACATTTATTGTCCTCTAAAAATTTATTTACGTTATATAATCTTTTATTCCCTGGGGTTCTAACGGTTTCAATTAATCCCTTCTTTTCCCATAAATATAAGGTTCTTTGATGGACCCCTAAAATTTCTGCAGCTTGTTTGCCTCCCTTAAAATGTTCCATTTATTATTAATATAAACAAATCTTTATAAATGTTATAAACATAATTATAAAGATTTATATTTAAAGATATATTAAACATAAATATTAATGAGTAAATTTTATCCAAGCCTATTTCAGGCTGCCAATATGATTGAATCACATTCGTGGTTTGATATAAAAAATCGTAAAAATGAAGCTTTTAATAAGAAAAAAAGAAAACGATTAATTAATTATGATTATATAGATACAATTAAAATAGTTTTAGACTTATCAGACATCCAAAAAGAAATTATAAGTAGATGGACAGATGATTGTATCGATATTTATAATTATGTTAATGGATATATCAAAGAAAATGCTACAAATGAAAATTGTAAGAAATTTATTAATTTTATTAGTTTAAGAGGAAAATTAGATGAGGTTCTACATAAAATATGTAGTAAAAATAGATTAAATAAACATACCGCAGATTATGCCCTTAAACATTGTGTTGAAATGTATAAATCCGCAATTGCGAACCATAAATATGATTTAAATAAATTTAATATAACAGATATGAGAAAAGATAGACGAAGAAGAAATTTAGTTATAGAACCAGCATCAGTTAGTAAGAAAATAAATTCTATTTTTATAAAAGAATTAGGATTTATCAAAAGTAATATACCGTTAAAGACAATTTCACAAAATTCACTCCTCCAATATGATACACTAAAGAAAACATATATAATAATTACACCTAAGAAAATAAATAAAGACAATTATGTAGAACAATACCATAAATGCGGAATAGATATAGGGGTAAGAACATTTCTGACTACTTATTCTCGGTCAGATAGTAATGAAATTGGAACGAATACATATAAAACAATTGATGGAATAAATAATAGATTAGACAATATACGGAAAAGCAAAGATGAGAAAATAATAACAGAAAATAAATTCAAAAATGTATATAATAAATATAGTTCGAAACTAAAAAATAAAATAAATGATTTGCATTTTAAAACTGCAAATTTTTTATTGTCAAGATATAGGAAATTAATATTGGGAAGGTAAGTACCAAGAAAATGGTTTCCAATTTGGACGGCAATTTAAAAGAAATCACAAAAAGAAGATTGATGACTCTATCCCATTATCGTTTTAGGATGAAGTTAAAACAGATGTCAGTTAAGTTTGGATGTAAAATATTCGAAACTGATGAGTATTTAACAAGTAAAACATGTTCTAAATGTAAATTCATAAACGATAATTTAAAAGGAAATAAAATTTATGATTGCCCTAATTGTAAATTAAAAATAGATAGAGATATAAATGCCTCCATAAATATCTACAAAAATAGGACACTATCCCGTTCTGGTCCTTTAAAAAAAGTTGAAAAGTCTTTAGTATTATAAAGAAATATCAACTTTTCAGTAACGGAATAATGAGAATATTAAATAAATAGTTTTACTTTATCATAAAAGTTGAATTTATATTTATGGTAATATTTAGATATAAACTTGTCTAATTTATATCTAAATTCTTTATAACTCCAGTAAAATTTTGAATATTCAACAAAATCAAATATATTGTTATTTTCTGAAAAACCTGATAAATATGGAAAAATAATACTAGCTTTATTATATTTTTCTTCTATAATCATTATTAGAAAAAATCTGTTAAGTGTAGCGCTACCATATGCATACGTATGGATCATATGAATCCATTCTTCAAAATCTCCAGTATTATCTATATCACCTATCATACTTGCAAGTGAATGTATTTTTGCGTTTCTCATTCTATTATAATTATATCTTACAATATAATTAATAATTGACTCATAGTCTTTATTTATAATAGCGTCTCTTATATATTCATCCATTAATAGTTGTTATTATTAATATTATTCCCGAATATATTTAATAATCAATTTTTATTAGAAAAACTTTAAAATTTTTCTAATAAAAATTGATTATTTTAAAGCTTCATTAATAATATCATAATATAATGTCAATCACTCTCATATTAAAAGATGAAACTAAATTAATATACCATACTGAAACTCCAATCACTGCCACTAAACTATTATTTGAATTATTGTATTATGGCTATAATTATACAGCTGATAATTTTACTATGGTTAGATATAATGGTCCAGATTCAACCACACTCGGTTTAACAAATTGTATGATTAAAGAACTTTATCTCAGGTGCAATGAATTATTTTTATACAAGTCGAAAAATGACCGAAATACTAAACAAAACAAACCATTTACTTACAAAGACAGTCATATCATTTTAAACCCTGATATATCTTATTATGTGGATGGGAATATGATAAATAAATCACGATGTATTGCTACCCTCGTATCTGGGGATAGATGCACCGCATCTTGTGTAGGTAATAATATATGTTGTATTAAACATTTACGGCGTAATCCAACTATTGATGATATTAAGATGAATTTTTATGAAATTCAACGAGAATTGACAAATGATTATCTTCAAAGTAAAATGAATATGAATGTTTTTATTCATCGTTTAATTGATGCAAAATTAGATGACCCAATCAGTATGTTAACTATTACAACCAATATATTGAAAACGTGGGTATTTAATAATAATATATTTTTTGATGAAAAAGATAATTGTGATATTGTTTATGATATCATATGTGAAACTATTAAAAAATGCATATATGGTATGGCGTATAGTATAATTCACTCACCTGATTATTTGCCTATTTTATGTGGTAGACAAAGGATTATCCCACCGATTATCCAACATATTATTCCACTTGAAACCAAAAAAGAAAAACTCTCTACGAAAGAAATTATAAATAAATATGCCCCACCAATTGATTGTAATACGTGTAAGAAAGGTTTCGCAAAAAATGATATGACACAAATTGACAATCTTTATATGTGCAATAAAACGTGTCTAGATAAATACATAAATCGCGATATGGAATGTTGTACATGTATGGATACCTTTAAAATAACCGAATTAATAGTATGTAAATGTAGAAAGTCACACTATTTTTGTCACGAGTGTATTGTGAATTACATTAAGAGCAAACATAATGATGGATTAAGTTATGATTATTGTCCAATTGATAATATGAAGAATATTGATTTGCGTCCTATCTATCGCCATCTCGAACCGGATATGATTAAGAACATTGGTATAAATGCCAGAATAGATTTATATAGTAAGGCAGCTGCTAGAAATATTAATTTTTATGTCTGCCCATTTTGTAAGGTTTATGGTGTAGATATTAATAGAAATTTAGATACAATCAAATATACCACAAAGGTTAAACATAATAAAGGGACATTTATTGGATTAAAATTTATTGATGGTTATGTTTATCCATTTATTGTTAAATATTCAAACGATATGATTGATATTAATGATATGTTGGTATCAATTGATGATATCAACATAGCGGGATTTATGGAGAAGGAAATTATAGATATGTTAGATAAAGATTGTGTAATTGAAACAAAACACGAACAAATTTGTGAGATTTTAACCTCAATAGATAAAACAAATACAATGAAAACAAAAAATAAAATAACTGTTATTCATTGCGAAGAATGTGAGAAAGATTGGTGTATTAATTGCAATAAGAAAGCGCATAATGGGACGTGTGAAACCATTGAAAATCCAGAAGATATCCCGCGTCGTGTGGCGGAGATTGTGACAGATGTAATGATTGACAAATGTCCCAATTGCACTAATGCATATGTTAAAACAGAAGGATGTAATCTTATCCACTGCGGTAAATGTCCCCAAGCATTTTGCCATTTGTGTAAATTGAAGATTGATAAACGAAATGGTAGGGAATATTGGCACTTTAAAGGTTCTGGTTCAACTGATGCATCTTCGACGTGCCCGCTATATGAACGAGATAATAGTAATAATATAAAAATGCATCATATTAGCACTAATATAAAAATAACCAATCTTATTAATAGCAATTTGCAATATAGAAATATTATTATAAGTGAATTGGCAAAACATAATATAATTATAAATGAACCAACAAATGGAGGTCGTTTTAAGAAATTTATGAAATCTATATTTCCATTCTTCTTTAAGAAAACACCATAACATAACGATGAATTGATGGGCTCTCACAAATCTCCGATTTATAAGTGCGGATTTCTTGTCCCTCAACCAAAACTGGTTATATTGCGATTATTTCTTTGCAATTATAATAGACAAGTCAAAAGTGCTATTATTGCAGAGCAATTAAACGCACTTTTAAATTGAGCACACCACATTTAGACAAACCTTTTTCCAACTGAATAATAGAAATCCAACAGAAGATGAGATTAGAGGTTCACTTGGTAATTTATTTAAAAAAGAAACCAATGAACAAACTGAGACAAAGATTGCTGTTATTCCCGGTTCCGCTTATTAAGAGCCTTAAAATTAAAAAAAATAATTAGTTCTATTCCCTATGTCAGATAATAAGAGCCCAACTATAAATAAAAATAATTAGAACTAATTATTTTTATTTAATTTTAAGGCTCTTAATAAGTGGAACCGGGAATAATTATTTTTATTTATAGTTGGGCTCTTATTATCTGACATAGGGAATAATGAAGAAGAAAAAGGAACGTCATTCGTATAATTTAATTATTATAAAATGTAATTTATATTTTATAATAATGAGTAAAATAATTTACTATTATCAAACTCCAACCGATTTGACACCAGTTTATATAAATACTATATATACCACTCATATCCATCTTTCATCTATTCATTTTGGTTATGATAGTAATAATAATCCATATATCCATCTTAATGATGATTGCCCATATGATAAAAAGTTTGATACCATGTGGAATCAATTAAGTATTGCAAAAACAAAAGGTATTAAGATTGTTCTTATGATTGGTGGGGCTGGTGGTGCGTATGGTGCTTTATTTAGTAATTATAAAACTTTCTACCCAATGCTCTTAAAATTAATCAATGACAAATATTGTATTGGTGGGGTTGATTTGGATATTGAGGAGGAATGTGATATGAATAATGTTAGGCAATTGATTTGTGATATATCACGTGATACCAAGAACTTGCCTAATTTTATAATATCAATGGCACCAGTTAGCGGGGATATGATGGAGACAAAATCGATTTATAGTGATGTAATGTCAATGATTCGTTATAATAATTGGACTTATAAAGAATTATATAATACACCTGAAGGACAACGAATTGATTATTTTAATGTGCAAGCATATGGGAGTGATTTTAGTAAGGAGACATTTTATAATATCGTTATGAATGGATTTTCAGCTGATAAAATAGTGATGGGATGTACTGGTCAACAATTTAGTGATTGGACAACATATTATAATATATTAAATTCTATAAATAATATCGGTGGTGCATTTGTATGGGAATATTGTTTACGCCCAACAGATTGGGATTATTATGTATGGTTAGCAATTAAACATTAAACATATTTATTATTAATGGCGGGTGGTTTAATGCAACTAATTGCATATGGTGCACAAGATGTTCAATTGGTAGAGCGCTTTCGTTATTATAAGCAATTATTAGAATTATTCCCTATGTCAGATAATAAGAGCCCAACTATAAATAAAAATAATTAGAACTAATTATTTTTATTTAATTTTAAGGCTCTTAATAAGTGGAACCGGGAATAAATATATTGACTGATATTACAATACGAAATGAGGATGGTAGTATTAATATTGAATATACAGAAAAGGTCAATAATATTATAAATATTATTCATAAGAAATATTGGAATATTTCATCGGAAACAATGCGTGATATCATTGTATTATATGTTGCATATGCAATTGATGATTGTTATATGGTCTGTAATGAAAATATATTATTTTATTTAATTAAAATAAAAGATAAAGATATTATGAATTATATTAAGAAAAATCCTTTCTTTTTCAGAAATAATAAATATAAATTAGCACTGGGTTATCCAGATTATTATAATTATAATAAACGTTTAGATAATAACATCGAGAGGGTACAGTATAATTACGGTTATAGTGAAGATGAATATGAAACGGATGAAGAATACTAAAAAATGATTTATTAATATTATAGGAATATTACCCATAATATTAATGCTCACCGCCAACCGTATCAAGCAACTCCAGAATGAAATTGATGAACTAAAGCGTAAATCGGCTAATAGTAAAAATATCATTAAAATGGTATTTACTGATAATTACTCTATTGATATGAGTAAATATGACGAGGAAGTAATTAGCACCGATTATCTTAATACTACAGATGAAGTAAATGAATATCGCCCAGATGAAGAACTAGAAATTATTCTCGAGATGAAAACAAAATATATTCATATTAGTTATAAACTAATTAACCGACATAGTGATATTGAAACGAGAGTATCTATAACAGAAGATAAGAATATTACAACTGATTTGTGTGATAATTATGATAAATTTAATGAAGTATTTTTGGATGATTTGGAAAAATGTGGTGTGCGCAACCATCTTTGTTTGAAGGAAAAGGAATCCGCAAGCGCGGATTGTCCTCAACACAAATATAATCTAACTGATTTTGAAACTAATCTTATTACCGCGATTCTTAATGAACCAATTGAAGACTCAACTTTTATTAGTGATTTAGGTTCCAATGATGAGAGTAAAGAAAGTGAGGGAGAAAGTGGTGAGGATAATGAATAAAAAATATTGATTTAATGATATTATAAATATATAATATATATTTAATGCCCCTACCAAATAGGATTATGGAATATATTATTAATAATAATGAAGATATGATTTATTATCATATTATAATGGCTGAATATTTGGACAAAACTCGAATAATTTATGAATTGATTCATAAAGATAAATTTATAATAGCAGAAAATATAATTAATAAAATGCGTATAGAATATCCCGGTTTACAGTTTAATACTATATTTTATAGTATTTTTATTACAAGTTTAATTTTTGGAAAATCAACAAATATTTATAATATTATTAAAAATAATAATATAAATATTGATAGCCAGGTTTTATCTAATTTTATATATAGCGCAAATGTGCTTTTTTATATATTAAAATTTGAGAAAAAATATAAATATAAATTTAATTTGCAAAACATCACTCCATTTATGATGCAACTTCATCCATTTATATTTATAATGTCAATAGGTTGTTCTTTTAATTCTAATATTATTTTTATTTAATTTATTCGCGAATTGTGAGCAGCGCCATTTGAAAACGGCTTAGCCGTTTTCAAATGTACGGGCTCTCTTTTGGTCCGCGAACATTCGAAAACCTTTTTCGAATGGCGACGGACACAATTTATTTATTCACATGTACATTCTGTCTCGCCACATTTTTCACCACACCCATCGCTATCGGAAGAGGAATCTGGTTCCATACGACTATTTTCAGTTAGTGATTGGATATAGTGGGTTCGAACAAGAGCATAAACCAACATACGGAGTTCATCTATGTCGTTGCGTAAAGTTTCAAGTGTATCAGGGGGACGGACAGGAGGATTTGAAGCCGCCATCTCTTGAGCATTTTTCCGAGATACACCTGTGATAATGTAGTGGCGGGTTGGTCCACTATCATTTTGGGTTTGCTGGGCGCTTTGTGCTTGCCCGCTTCGTGCTTGTCCACCTGTTTGTTGTGGTTGGGCGCTTTTTGTTTGCTTTTGTTGTGTACCAGATGCGCTTTTTGTAGTTTGCTTAGCAGGTTGTTTTTGCGCGGTTTGTTTTTGTGCGGTTTGTTTTTGCGCGGTTTGTTTTTGCGCGGGTTGCTTTTGCACTGGTTGTTGTTGCACTGGTTGCGTTGCATTATTCACATTTGAATGCATTTTAGCTTTATGTTGTTGCAATGTTTTGTCTGTCTTGTATGTTTTATTACACACATCACATAAGAAGGAATCACTCATTGTTAATATAAATAAATATAACTTTAAATGTATTAAATTCGACGCTTATGCGACGCTTTCCAATTTGTAATTATTATCTATTGATTTTCTGCTAACACCAATTGGGCGTCCATTATTATCAAATTGTTTTTTATGTTCAGAATATTTTTTACAACATTCTGCAATCAACGTAATAATCCCAAACACAATAATACCTGAATAAAACCCTGCACCCCCAATAAAGGCAATTATACTAAATATACCATAAACATATCCAGTTGTAATTATTTTCCAGTCATCATTCTTATTTCCAATTCGGCGAAGAACGTTTGTCTTATCAACATAACAATCAAATGTTTTATTTTGAATATCATTTAACATATCCAATATTTCTCCATAACTTAGTCCATCGTGAGGACTATATAGAGGTTCAACCGGAATACGACCATTAAAAATATTATCTTTACCACCCACAGTATATCCATTAAAACTAACCTTTGTACGGTCAGTATAATGAGGGGGAATATGATGAAATGTTATATTGGTAATATTATAACATTGTGTCATATCACCATAATACATTTCTTCATACAATGCAAAATTATTAAAATCACCAAAGGTTGGGAATACAAATATCCCGGGAAAAATAACAAATATAAAAAATAAACCTAAAATACATATTATTACAATAAATATACTAATAATAATATGGATAAATCGTTTAATATACCAAGGGAAACAAGAACAATATTTATTTATGTGGTTTTCTAAAGTTGGCTGTTTATCTGACATTTAATGTTATTGAATTGAATAATGGGTTAATCAATATATATATCAATTTTTATAAATAAATGTACGGGCTCTCTTTTGGTCCACGAACATTCGAAAATGGTTTTCGAGTGGCGACGGACACAAATATAGTTTATTCCCTATGTCAGATAATAAGAGCCCAACTTTAAATAAAAATAATTATAAGTAATTATTTTTATTTAATTTTAAGGCTCTTAATAAATGGAACCGGGAATAAATATTGAAAAATCAATATTTAAACTATATTTATTTTATATTTATAATGCGCCTTAGAACAAGACCCATCCCAGAGAGTCATAATCATCTTCAATATACTCCCTATGTATATATTAACCCCGAGCAATTCCGTGAAATTGATAATAACTATATTGGGGTTGATATCAATGAAAAAATATTCATCCTTAATATTAAACCATTAGAAGTTGTTGAAAAAGGTTTCGTTCATATGAATGCCCTTAATCGCAAAACATTAAATATCACTCTTGACAGCACATATGATTATACCTTATTTCATAGTAAGATTGACCCAATAGATACTATCACAATAATGATTGATTCATCAGCAACCATAAATATAAATATAGAGGAAATTACCAATTATATAAAAAGAAATTATAAAGATTTAGTTGTTCGCCTTAATGATGTTATACCGATACGATATAATGAAATTTTATTGCGATTAAATATACAATCATACGAACTTTTTACTACGGTGGGAATGGAAGACCACGGACTTATTACCAATCTTACTATTTTCGAGTTTGATAAAAACAAGCCAAATATTACTTTTACAAATGACAATACTCAAAAACAAATATTTCACAAATCATTTGATTTCAAACAATTGGATATTGGTGGATTAAACGATGAATTAACCACTATTTTCAGAAAAGTATTTGTATCACGATTACTCCCCCAAAATGTTATTGAGAAATTAGAAATAAAACATATTAAGGGGTTAATATTATATGGACCTCCTGGAACGGGTAAAACTCTTATTGCCAGACAGTTATCCAAGTCATTGCAAGCCAAAAGTATTAAAATTATTAATGGTCCTGAATTGGTATCATCATTTGTTGGTAAATCAGAGGAAAATGTGAGGAAATTATTTGAGGAAGCAGAGAATGATATGAAAAGTAATATTAGTGGTTTGCACGTAATTGTGTTTGATGAGTTTGATTCTCTATGTAAGCGTCGTGGTGAAGTTGGTGGGATTTCTGGGGATGTAAATGATAAAATTGTCACACAATTACTTTCTAAAATTGACGGTGTGGAATGTCTTAATAATATCCTTCTTATTGGTATGACAAATAGGTTAGAATTAATTGACCCTGCTATATTGCGCCCTGGGAGATTTGAAGTACATGTAGAAATAACTTTACCAAATGAAGAAGGTCGGAATGAAATTTTAACTATTCACACAAAGAAATTAAAAGAAAATAAATGTTTGGCGGGGGATGTGGATATTAATATTCTGGCACATAAAACGAAAAACTACACTGGGGCTGAATTAGAGGGATTGGTCAGAGATGCTAGGTCTTATGCCATTAACTCTATGATATCTATGGATAATCTTAATAAAAAAATAAATATGGATGATATAAATGTTAATATGGGGCATTTCGAACAAGCATTATCTAATTATACACCGAAATTTGGCAAGTCTGAACACGATTTGAATTATTATATTGAAGATTCTACATTAATGGTTGATAATATAATAACAGATAAACAACTACAAGTAATAGTAATTGACGGGGATGACCAAACTATTAAGACATCTAAATCAGTATTATTGGCACAAAAAATAAATTATCCATATATTAAAGTTATATCGAATAATGATATGATTGGCTATAGTGAGAACAGTAAAACACAATATATTAAGGATATATTTAATGAGGCATATAGTTCGCCACAAAGTGTTATAGTTATAGATAATATGGATACTATTGTGGAATACTATAACTCTGGCGGGACAATGCGTATGATGTTTTCACTATATAATTCGTTAAAAACATTACTTTCTAAGAAACCAACAAAAGAAAATCATAAATTGGTTATAATTATAAATGCGGATGAGGTTGATATACCGATTAAAAATTGATTGGTAGATAAAAATATCTTGGGAAGTTACATTGTAATATCTATTCCCGGTTCCACTTATTAAGAGCCTTAAAATTAAATAAAAATAATTAGTTTTAATTATTTTTATTTATAGTTGGGCTCTTATTATCTGACATAGGGAATAA